AAGGTGGTCAAGGGATCTACCAGTTCTTTGACGGTGGTAAGGGTAACAAGGTTGTCGGTGGAGCAAAAGCACCCATTGATGATCGACAAGGTACAATCTTTCTGGCAATGCCTAGACAGTTGTCAGTTCAGTATGGCATGTCATACCAAGGTGTTGATCTAGGTAATCTTGGTTCAGGATTGGTTGGTATGGGTGCCGCATTTTTAGATGAGGGTGGTAGTGATGAATCTGTTGCTGCAATCCTAGCTAGAACTGCTAAAAATTGTATCCCAGAAGTGGGACTAAATTTAGCAGCAAATACTGTAAACACTGCAATTCAAGCAACAGGTTTTGCTGGTGGAGTTGATGCCAATAGTATTGCTGCCCTTGTTAGAGGTCAGATTCTCAATCCATTCAGAGAGATCACTTTCAAAGGTGCAAACTATAGAAACCATAACTTCAATGTGAAGATGGTTGCAAGAAACGAAACCGAAGAGAAGGAGATCAAACAGATTGTCAATACTCTAAGATACTACATGCATCCATCGTTATCAAATGGCACTAGTAATGCTGGACAAGGTGGAAACAACAGATGGTTAGGCATTCCTTCATACTTCGATCTTGCTTTCGTTAGGATGGCAGGAACAAAGGGCAATCAAAAGAGAACGAAACTTAACTCTGCTACTGAGATTGAAAATTTATATCGTCCTGGTGCTTGTGTTCTAAAGAACTTCAGTGTTAACTTTGCACCCGATGGTCAATATGTTGCAACAAAAGACTATGTGATGGCAGTTCAAATTCAAATGTCATTCCAAGAAACAGTCATGCTGCACCGCGGGGCACTAGAAGAACTAAAGGAATATAAAAAGAGAAGCTGATGGCAAATTATTTTTCCTATCTACCAAACATTGAGATCTCTGAAAGAACTGCTAGAAGTTCTTATCTAGATCAAAATGTGATCAAGAATCTCTACAGAAGAGTCTCTGTTAGAGATGACTTGGCAAAGTATATCTTTGCTTACGATGACTACGTGGTCAATGATGGTGAGAGACCTGACTCAGTGTCACAAAAGTTCTACGGTACACCTGAGTACGATTGGATCATCATTCTCTGCAACAGATACACTAATCTATATGAAGAGTGGCCAATGGATATACCTTCTCTAGAAGATTATCTAGAGAGAAAATATGGAACTAAACTATATGATGTAGTTCAATACGAAACTGATGAGATCAAGGACACTAAAGATAATGTTCTGATCCCTAAAGGTACAGTTGTGAATGCTAACTTCTCATTCACTACCTACGAAGGTATTACATACGGTGCTAATGCGATTCAACCGTTGACGAACTATGACATAGAGCAACGTAAGAACGAACTGAAGAGAGGTATCAAAGTTCTTAAGAGTCAGTTCATTCAGAAGTTCATCACAGAGTTTGAAGAGTTGATCAAGTATCCTGAATCTGTGGATGCTGATGACCCATTCCTCAAGAGAACTCAGATAAAATAAAAAACCTTAAGGGCAAAAAAATACCCCGAGATTTTTTCGGGGTATTCTGGTATTCATAGGTCGTTTTTGGTTTACCAGTGTTCGTACCTACGATTGTATGAACCACATGCTCTCCAGACAATCTCAGTCTCCCATGTGGTGTAACCTTCATGGTAGTAGTCACCTGGGATGTACCGTTCCCGTCTCACCTTGTACCTACACCTCCTTCTACGGGGTGCTGGGTGATGATAGTGATGCACCTCCCGATGTACATGATGATGGTGGTGACCATCCTTAAACGGTTCCCAGAACTCCTTCCAGGTGATTGCCTGGGCAGGAGTTGCAAGGGTTAGTAACAGGGGGAGAGCAAGTAGTTTCATCAGTAGTCCTCTTCTGCCAGTTTCTTGAAGTAGTCTAGACTATCATCGTCTGCTTCGGCAGACTTGTGGTCACTTACTTGACTGGTCCAGGAGGGTGCTTCAGAAGCAGGAGTGATGTCTGGATCGTTGAAAGAACCACGACCCTCACTCTCGTCCTCAAGGGACTCATCAAGACGAGGAGTCACACGAGGTTGGACCTTACCAAGGACAAGATTCAGACGTGCTTCCAGTTCTTCATAGGTCTTGAACTTAGAAGGATCAGTGAAGTCAGTCAGAGAATACTGCTGCTTGTAGATCTTCTCCAGTTCACCATCAGAGAACTCACCAAGAACAGAGGGAGACTCGAACTCAGACTTGTCATAGTTCCAGAAACCATCCTTCTTCACGATCTTGAGTTTGAAGTTGGCACCCTGCCAGAAGTTGAACACATCAACAGGACGTTCGTCTTCAAACTGAGGCTTTGCTGCCTCAACAATCTTGTCAAAGATCTTCTTGCCATACTTGAACAGGAACACCTTGCCCTCATTCTCAGGATGCAGAGGGTCTTTGACCACATAGATGTTGCTGTAGTAAGACAGTTTGCGTTTCTGATTACGTGCTGTCTGCTTATCAGCTTCCAGACCACTGTTCCAGAGGTCACGGTTGATAGCACCGACAGGATCATCCTTACCGATGGTGGTCAGGGAGTTCTCAATGTACCACTGTCCCGTAGGACCTTTGAAAGCATGACTCCAGACCTTAGCAAAGGGCAGGTCCTCCCCATCAGAAGGGGGCAGGAAACGAATCACAGCATAACCATTACCAGACTTGTCAAGCTCTGCCTTCCAAAGACGATCATCAGTGTAGCTTTGTCCCTGTGGGTTAGAGATCTTCTCGATCTCATTCTTCAGGTTGTCGAAGTAGGAAGACTTCTTGAGTGCTGCGAAAGACATAATTGGATTCCTCGTATTTTTGTATTGTTGGATTGTGTTGGGTCTTACAGTGCGAACCAGTCTCCCAGTCCCGTCCTGCCCAACGAAGTTATTATAGTACCCTATTTAGGTGGTGTCAACCGTTTCTTCAGACGACTGATCATGGTATCAGCATGTTGACTGAAGGTGCCTTGAAACCCGAACCTCTGACCGATGCCATCGATCTTGTGTCGAACCTCTTGCAACTCTACATCATCATAACTTTCCAGAGTCAACCTAGTGTAGAAGATCTTCTGTCGTTCGATCAACTCAATAACCTTTTCAATCCTTTCATTCTGCTTCTCTGCTGTCAGATTTTGCATGACAGCAGGGTTAAGAAGACGCACCATGTCTTCATGTAGAGTGAATATGTTTGCTAGTTCTGCACGAACTGCTGGTGCATTAAAAAATTCTGCGGACATTTATCTATTGTAATGGTACACCCAATTACACGGGGAGAATACCTCTACTAGTTCTCTTAACGTAGTTCAGATACTGTGCATCCCTCTTGATTTTTTCTTTCAGAGGTTTGGACAAGAGTTTGGGTACACTCTCAATCTCAACCTCATTTTGTTCACAGTAAACTACCACTGCATCGATGTAATTGATCAGACCATTAGAGTCCTTGACCATCTTCTCGATCTCCATAGCAAATTTGGTAGGAGTCAGGAACTTTTTTTGAAGTTCATCGTTTAATTCCATGTTGCTCCTCAATAAATTCTTGCATGTATTCTTTCAGCAATGCTAGTTGTTGATCAATATCTTTTTTGACGAACACCTGAGTGCCACCTGCTTCATTTGCAATGATCACAACTAGTTGCTTGACCTCACGTTCGGTGAGCTCATAGTACATTGTAGCATATGCACAACACTGTACAAAATAATTCTCAATCCAATCGATTTTCTTAGGTTTGTTAGATGTCTTAAAGTCGATCACAGAAAGAACGCCATTGAATTCAGCAATGCAATCAACACGACCAGCAAGACCAAGATAATCGGAATAAAGAGCAGTTTCCATGCAATGAATATTATCAATGCGATCAAGATTACTCTTAGAACATCTGAAAAGCAGATTCGGAATGATCTTCTCTTCCCATTCCTTAGGATTGTAACTATTACGCAGGTACGATTCGACAATTTCATGATAGACAGATCCTCTAGCAGTAGCACGACCAGACTCACGAGTTGCGTGTGCTTCACCAACCCTTTGTCTCCACTCCAAGATTGCTTGCTTGGATCTGATACCAGTGACTGTAGTTACTGAGGGATAGTATTTACCATCCCTCACATAAAAACGCATACCATTGCGTTCGGTTGCTTTCAACGGGGGGATATTGAAATCCTCTTCATGATATAACCAATTAAACATTACAATCCTAAATTCAGTTTGCTGATGAGATAACTGCGGACCAGACCAGAACGAACGATGTCGTTGATATCAAACTCTACAGTTTCAAACTCATCCATAGTAGCACAGATTCTCATGAAGTCAAGAACACCTGTTCTTTCATTAGATTTCACGAGGTCTGACTGTGTGTAGTCACCACAGAATAAGATACGAGTATCATTACCGACACGAGTAATCATTGAATCCAGTTCATGGAAGTTTAGATTGCTAAACTCGTCAATCAGAATGATAGCATTATCAAATGTGGTGCCACGAATAAATGATGTGGACCAGAAAGAGATAGACTCTTGAGATCTCAGGTTGTCATAGAGAAACTCAAAAGCATTATCATCTGGCATCTCAAACATATACTTCACCATATTCTTATAAGGCTG